CCGTGAAACTGCCGCCGGTAGCAAAGTGATCCAGGCTCGACGGCGAAGCTGTTCCGCCATCGGTTGTCTGCGCGCTGCTCTGGCCGAAAGCTTCCGAGCCCATCCCCGGACCGGCCGATGCGTTGGCAAGTCCTTGCGGCGTCGGCGAGCTAAGCCCAGCCGCTGCGGCGGTGGCATATTTCGCGGCCGCATCAGATGCCGCGCTCCAAGCCGATTCGATATTTTTAATGTCGGTGGTCGTGCCTTCGATACCAGCCTTGATTGCATCCAGAAGCGCCTTTGCGACGCTAAATCCGCCAGCGTTGGCGAACGTTTCTTTTAGCTCCTTCCACGAACCGCTAAGCTCACCGACTGCCTCGTCCCATGATTTAACTCGACTCGGGTCATTGAACGCCTCGTGAATGTCGGGCGCGAGTTCCTTGATGGCCTCGATCAAGTCGCGCGCAGAGACAGTTGTTCTTGTCAGATATTTTGTAAATTCGGAGACGTCGTTAAATTCGAATGCCTTGGCAATCTGGGACGCCAGTGCCGGCGAGAGGTCCATGATCTGGCGAAAGGTCTGCTCAGTCAGCTTGCCGTTTTGGGAAATGCCCTTTTCCAACGTGCCTAGCGCGTTGCCAATGGTAGTCGAATCTTCATAGGCTATCCGCATCACCTCGGTCAGCGTGCGGCCGGTCTCCGTGAAGTCCTTCAGCGCCTGAGTGGCCTTGGTCGAACCAACCGAGATCACAGGCCACGAGGTATCGAATAGGGCCATACCTTCAGCGGCCTTGGTGGCAAAACCTGCGATGTCAGCAAAGGAGACGCCGGTCTTATTCGCAACATCGTTGATTGATTTGAAGGCCTCGGCGCCACCTTTGGCAGAACCTGTGATGGCCTCAAGTGCGGCCTTGTTACGCAAGATTTCATCGCCAGCCTTGGCGGAAGCCACCGAAAAGCCGATGATGGCGGCAGCTGCAGCCGCGGTGCCAAGAACGGTCGCGGCAGCTGCGCCGCTGATGCCGAGCATGGATTGAGCGGCCTCGTTAAACGCGCCCTTGATACCGCCCTCGCCTGTTGCGGCGTAAGACAGATGGCCCATTTGCGCGGTAAGGGCTTGGCTGATGTTGCCACTATACAACATCTGTTCGGCAAAGCTGCGCACTGAGTGGGCTGCGGCCATCGCCTGTGTCGACATATGGCCGTGCGCACTGGCGGCGTGCTCGGCTGCGTCCGCGTGTTGCCCTAGCACGCCGTTGGCGGCGGCAATGCCCTGCGTCATGCCGCTGAACGATGTGGTGCTTCGCGCCAACGCCGCGTTGATCGAGGCGCCCATATTCTGGGTTTGGGAAGCCGTTTTGTCCAGGCTGGTATTGGCGGCGGCGATCGAGGCGCCCATCCGAGAGAAGGCTTGCGACAGGTCAGAGACCTTGGTCCCGATCGTGGATCGGTCAAAGGCCTTGGTCATCTTGGCAGCCATCTGGTCGATCGAGGTGCCGGCCGCGACCGACATCTGCTGAACCTTGGTCTGCATGTCGCCGAATGATGTTCCGGCGCGGGTCGCGAGGTCTTGGATGGACTTCGCGGTGTCGCTCGCCTGCTGCTCGACATTGCCCATGGTCTGCGTGAGCTTGTCGCCAGCTTGGCCGGCCTTTTCGAGTCCCGAGGTGTCGACGTTAAACCCTAACGTCGGATCATTGCCGGCCATATTGATCAGTCTCCGAACAGGGCGTCAAATAATTGCGGCGAAAACTTGCGCGGCGATACCCGCATGCGGCCGGGCGCGCTCGCCGCATTGAAGGCATTGACATAGGCCTCATCGAGGAGGGAAATTGCCGCCATCTCCCACGGCTGCAGCGCGAGAGAATTGATCCCAATCCAGGCTGCAATCTCGACATGGCTTAGGCGGTTGATGCGGGTCTGCATCCGCCAAGCGAATTTGTTGTCGGTGTTCTGCGGCACCAGATCGTGTTCGATTTGGCGCCCTTCGTTTAAATCCCAGAACAGCCGCCAGGGACGCCTGGCATTCGCCGGCAGTGGAGGGGGCGTGGCCGGCATGCCGCCAAAGGCCACGTCCAAAGCGATTGCGGCGTGGTCGATTACTTTTTCGACCAGCCCAACATAAAATTTATCCGCATCGTGACCTTTGCCGTGGCCCAGGCCGCGATATCAGGAAAGCGCCGGTAAAGCTTTTCGGCGTTTTCTTTCGAGAAAGGAAATGGCTGGTCGTCCAACATCCAGTTGTCAGACCAGCCATTGGTCAACGTGACAAGGTCTTCCACGTTCTCGGTTTCGCGGGCGGCGTCATCGACATCTACGGATTTACCGACTGCCTCAGCCGCCTGCTTTTTCTGCCGTTCGCGCACTGCGGCCTTGATGCGGGCCGAGTCCGCGCCGCAAAGGTTGATCGTCAGGGGCTTGCCGTTTTCATCGACAATCGGACCATCCATTGGATGTTCAAGCTGGAAATCAACTCCCGCTTCCGAGTATTTTTTGATTTCCATCGATCCGATATTGTAACCCATGACGATCTATCCCCTTTGCCCGTTATTAGACGGTGACGATGTTGGAGTTGATTTCAACATTGACGTTCATAGCGCGGACGGTGTTTGCACCGCCGCCGACTTCTTCCACGGACATCACAAGGCCCGAAAAGTATTTATTAGTACCATCAGGGAAGCTGATTCGCATCGCGTAATTGTTCTGCGTACCCACGGCCGCAATGCACGCCGCTTGGCCGGCGTCGTTCTGCACGATGGTGAACTGATTCTGCATGCTGCCGGCGTTTTTCGTGCCCTTCTGTTTGACGTCACGGCCGCGGTTGATCAGCGGCGTGGTGATGACGGCAGCGTTATCGCCGAACCGGCCGGACGTCATCCAGCCGTCAACGACGATCCACTGGTCAGGTGACGTGCCGGTGAAATCTGACGAGACGAAGTCGGTATTGCCCGGCTCTTTCTCGGGACCGATATAGAAGACCTCGCCAGAGATCGAATAAAGATTACCCATTAGCTTTGCCCTTTCCTTGAGGCATAAAAAAAGGGCCGCCGTGGCAGCCCGGATCGCGTGAAATCAAACGGCCGTCACGCCGGCCGTGCAAAACACTGGTATGGGATCGAGACCGGAATCTTGACCCATGCCGTGCCGTCCATCATCAGCGGCCCTTGCATCACCACTTGATTCCGGGTGTGGGAGACGATGGTGATGTCGAAGCCTGAATTGGTGAGCACCATGCCCACCTTGAAGTAGGCGGCAATGGCCGCAACGACCCGCTTGAGCGCCGCGGTGCCGCCGCCAACGCCTTGCAGGATGTCGATTTGCATATAGCCGTAATGCTTGTTAAAGGCGTTGTAGGATATGCCGGTTGTTATCGTTGGCGCCGGCAGTACGGAAACCCGCAGCCATTGTGCAGATGGCACCTCCACAGGAGCGACAAACGGGCCACCGTTGGGTACGCTGATTTCGAGAGACTTGGAGGCGGCAAAGTCGATCGCGGCCTGCAATAGGGCGATCTCGATTGCGGACTCGACGGGCTCGGTCATTGCGCTCCTGCCATTGCTTTAGCCTCAGCGGTTACCTCGGCAACGATTTGCGGCCATTGGGCACAGCCGACCCGGACAAAGCCGTTCGGCGCCTGCTGTGAGTGACCATATTCCAGATAGATCGCATAATTGGCCGTCCAGCCGACATAGATGGTCTGACCCGGCTGCAGCCCAGCCAGGGATGCGGTGGCAAAGGATGGATCGAAGCCGAAGCTGCCGGGCGTGGCATTTGCCGGCTTCGCGGCCGTGGTTTGCGGCATGCTGTCCAGCGATACTCGCACCGAGGCACGGCAAAAGCCGGTGTCGACAGGGACGGCAGTCGAGATGATGGAAATCAGCCGCTGCGTGCTCTCGCGCGCCACCGCGAGCATGCGGTTTTGCTGCGCCTTGACCCAATCGTCCACCTGCGCGGCGAAGCTGAGGGTATCTGTCGGCATTAGGTGATACCTTTCAGGAAGTTAATCTTCGGCTCGCGAAAGCAGCGGCAATTGATCACCTCGGCAGCAGGCCCGGCCGGATCGCCAGGATAAAGCAGGTGCACGCCGGCGCCGGTGGTGAACGGCACGCCCATGGGACGCCTCTGCATATCCATCGGTCTGTGGGTCTCACGGACCCGGC